CGACCAGCCGCCCATCGAGTCAAACCACGCCGACAGTGCGTTCAGTTGGCCGCTGACCCACTGGAACGCCTCGCTGTTGAGCAAGGCGCTGGTCCACTGATCCCAGTAGACGATCGCCGCCGCCACAGCCGCGACCAAGGCCACAATGCCGATGACGATCCAGGTCACCGGGTTGGCCAGCAGCGCGGTGTTGACCAGCCAGATCGCGCCCTGCCACAGCAGCATCGCGCCCTTGACCAGACCCATCCAGGCAACCATCAGCACCAGGCCGGCCACAAACCCGATCACCATGACGGTGTGGTACAGGAACATGGCGATACTGCGCAGGCCGGCCATGGTTAGGACTTTCCACACCGTGATCATGCCCAGCCAGACCATTTTCGACATGCCCACAGTCAGCGTCAGCAACGACATAGCCGCAATGATCCCGAACACCACCAAAGTGGCGATGCCGATCACGCGGGTGATGTTGGGAAATAGCTGGGTCCAGCGGGTCAGCGTGCCGGCGATGGCCACCAGGCGATCCATCAGCGGTGCCAGGATCGGGATCAACGACTGGCCGAAGGCGATACGCAGGGCCTCCACAGCGGCGCCGAACTGCTGCCACGGGTCCACCATGGACTTGGCCATACGCTCGGCGTTCTCCAGGCCGCGCACGTTGCCCAGTTGCTCCATGCCGTTTTTCAACCGGCCGGTGTCGCCCATCAGGGTAGTGATCAGTCGCGCCGCTTCGCCACCAAAGGCGTCGCGCAGCTTCTTGCCGTTGGCCTCAATCGTCAGGTCGCCAAACTTGCCCTGGAGCTTGTCCAGGATGTCCATCATCGGCAGCAACTTGCCCTGCTGGTCGACAAAGGACATGCCCAGCTTTTCCGATGCGCCGCTGACGTTCTCAAAGAACGACTTGTAGAGGCCGCCAGCCTCCCCGCCGTCCATCGTGCTGCCCAGCGTGCCCAGGACCGCCATTTGCTCCGCCAGGCTCACGCCTGCAGTGCTGGCCAGGCCGCCGGCGGCTTTGAATGCTTCGCCGATCTGCTCGCCGCTGGTGCGAAACAGTTGCACCGCCGTAGCCGTCTGGCCCGCCAGATTTTCGACCCATTGGCCTTTGCCCATGGCGTCGGCCTGGCCCTTGAACAGGTTGTACATCGTGCCGACGTAGGTGCCCATGGTGTCGGCGTCGGACTTGGTGGCCTTGGCCAATAGGTTGCTGGCATTGGTAAAGGTGGCAAGCTGACTACCCGTCAGGCCCTTGATAGCGCCCTCAATCTGATACGCCGAGGCGACAAAATCCCGGGCGTTCTCGCCGTAGGCCACGGAAAACTCCAGGGACTTGCGATTCAGTGCGTTCAGCGCGTCTTCGGCCACGTTCAACGATCGGACTTCGCCCAGGGCGCGGTTCATCTCCAGGGCGGGTTCCAGTGACTCGGTGATGGCCACGCCGGCGCCCACCATCCCAGCCAGGCCAAGGCCCATCTGGGTGATGTTCTTCTGGCCCTGGTCGGCCAAGTCGGAAAAGCCCATTTTGACCTTGCCCAGCGGGGCAGTGACCTTATCGGTCAGGCTCAAAATGAAGGCCAGGCGGGCGCTTTTGTCTGCCATCAGTGTTTATCCATTGAGTGCGTAGGCGATGCCGTTGGCGATGGCGATTTCCGTCCGCCGCCAGTACTCGTCCTCCAGCCACTTGGCCGTGCCCATCACCTCGGCGGTGGGCTCGGCACCGGGTAGCCAGCGACTGGCCAGGGCCACCAGTTGGCCCAGGCCGTTTTCGGTCAGGCGCTCAGCGTGGTCGAGTGCTTTTTTACGGTGATTTCAACGTCCGGGCCGTACTCTTCCAGGAGCGCACCGGCCAGTTGCATGACCAGTACCGGGTTGCCTAACTGGGCCTTGAGGGTGGCGCGTTCTTCCTGCTTAACCGTGGTCACCAGCAGGTTGTTGGCCGGCGAAACCTTGTTGGTTTGGGTGACGGCGTTGAAGTACTTGGTCACGTCCTGCGGGGTCAGTTCGAAGGTGAATTCCTTGTCGCCAACTTCCAGGGTGATGTCGCGTTTATCGGTCATGGTGTTGCTCCGTTCATGGTCAGAAAGTAGGGTGAATCAGCGCAGGCAGACCCGGCGCACGTGGTCCTGCAGACCCAGGATCATTTGCCGGCTGAGGGCGAGTTGATCTCTGAGGGTGAAATAATCCTGTCGAGCGTCTGCAGTGAGTTCGGCGGGTCCGCCATCAGCCAGGCCGCCGGCGCCGGTCGTTGGGTTGCCTGCGGCGCTGCAGGTGGCGTTGAGGTGCAACCGCTTACGGCCAACAGCAACATCGAGACGCAGAGCATCGTTTTCAGCTCGTTCATGGTTCAGTTCCAGGGTTCGTTGAAGGTCGATAGCGTCACGATCGGCCAGCATCTCGCCGCTGATGCGCGCCGCTTCGCGCAGGCCGTTCACTTCAAACAGCGCCGCGTCACGTTCGCTACGAGCGGTGTCACGCTGGCCCTGCAGCAGGTCGAAGCCAAACCAAGCCACCAGGCACAGCACCAGGATGAAAGTGCCTTCGCGCATCACAAGCCCGCCTCGCACAGAGCCGCTTCCGCCAAGCGGCGCGCATGCAGGCCCGGGATAAACACCTTTTTGCCCTGGGCGGTGGTGATGAAGGCCCACACCGGCGTTTTGCCGTCAGGCCCCCAGGCCAGGGCCTGACAGCCGTCTTTGATGCGGCCGGCATTGATCAGCCCCACGGCGCGACTGGCGCAGGTGTTGGATGTGCCGAAGTTGTGGCCATGGCTGCTCAGGGCGTCGAAGGTGTTCTGGCCCACGTCCTGGTTGGTGATGCAGTCGGCCAGCTGCAGTTGGCCTTTGCTGATCACCAGTTGTTCGACTTCGCTGCACCGGGCGTCTGACCAGTAGTCACCCACAACCACGGGGTACGGACTGGTATGGCGGGTGATGCCCTTGCACACGGTAGGCAGGCCACGGGCGAGCTTGTCGGCATACACGGTGTTCTGGCCGTTGCCTTCCCAGGTGCCCAGGAACACCACCAGCGTGGAGCTGCAGAGCGCAATGGCGCCGACGGCGATCTTGCCGCGCAGGCTCATGGCTTCACCTTCCAGTCGCGCAACATCTGGCGATACTTCGGAACCAACAGCAGGATCTGCAGCACCATGTAAATGGCAGTCAGCATGTAGGCGACAGCCGACCAGTCGATGGTCCCTGTGGCTCCAGTGGCCGCTACACCGATCGCAGGCGACGCCTTTGCCAATGCAATGGCGGTGTCCTGGGCCGCCTGATTCGCGCTCATCGCTGCACTCCTTTCTCGAAACCGGCTTGGCATGGTGTGCAGCGTTTCTTCCCGCCCAAGGCGCGGCGCGCTTCGGGAATCTCGTTATCGCAATCCACGCAGTGGCTAAGGCTTGGGCCCGCTGACTCTCGCCGGGCCTGGGCCAACTGGGCATCGATAGCCTGGTCCCGCTGACGTTGTTCCAGGGCTTGGGCGCGATCGAACGGGCAGACCATCAGCTAATGCCCTCGATCTCGGTGGCATCCAGGTACGGCACGCCGTTGATGCGGATAAAGTCCGGGCTGGTGACCTCAAAAGGCACCTTGTGCTTGGTCTTCTCGCCACCCTTGGGATCGATGCTCAGCAGGCTGGAGACCTTCAATTTGCAGCCGAAGGCTTCAATGCGCAGTTCGTCGTCGCCGGCCTTGGCGAAGAACACCGCGTCGAACGCATCCAACTTGCGGAAACTGCCGGCACTGCGGGCCGCTTCGATCAACAGGTTAAAGTTGGTCGAGTCCAGTTCCAGTTCGCCGGACGCTGCCACGTCGCCGTCGACGTAGCCATCAGGCACGCCCCGGGTTTGCGCGGTCTTGCTGTTGTCGGTGATATCCAGGGTGCAGCTCTCGACGTGGACCTGCAGATCGCCCAGGTTCACGTCAAAATTCTTGCCGCCAATACGTGACATGGGGGGTTACTCCGAATCGTCGTTGGAAAGGTCCAGGGCGATGTTCGCCGTGAGGTCTTTCGGGCAGTTGTGGGGCTTGAGCTTGATGTACGCCTCGACGGCGGTTTTGCTCTTCCAGACCAGCACGATGTCGCCGTCTTTGGGCGACTCGATCTCGCCCGGGAAGACCTCGCCGGCGAACTTCACCGACTTGGCCATGCGACGCAGGGGAGCCATCAGTGCGGTGATGTTCACGGCCATGCTGTTGGGGGTGTTGTTCAACCGGCGATCGCCCACGCGGCGAATCAACAACGGCCGCACCTGGCGCGCCGCTTTGTCAGCCAGGCGCAGGTATTCGATTACCAGGTAGTCACTGCCAGGGGTGTCCAGCATGTTGCCGTCGCCCCAGTACACGCCCGGGTAATCGGAATAGGTCTGGGAAACCGAGAAGCGCGCCTTATCCAGTTCCGAACGGATCGAGGACGGCAGCGGTACGCCTTCGGAGTCGACAGGCACAGGGCCAAGCCCCAGCACCGCGCCGGTGGCCACACGCATGGGGCTGTCCGCAATGCTCACCGCTGCGTTGGCCAGGCGGCCGGCCAGCACGCCCAGGTCGTTACCGTGCAACTGAGGCACCACCAAGACACGCGGCGCAGCCAGGCCGGCAGTGATCGCTTTTTGAGCCACCAGGTACTCGGCCCAGCTCTGGTAAGGACTCAGCGAAAGCCCGGCCGTGGCCGCCATCACGAAGGCGCGACGGCCGTAGGTGTCATTCATCGACACGGCCGCGTCGTGCATGGCGGACAGTTCGGCACCGGTGGCCACCGGTTTGGTGATCGCCACCGCCTCGACGGAAAAACCCTGCTGCTGGGACATTTCCAGCGCTTTGGTCCAGTCGCCATCTGCGGCGATCGGCGCCGCCACGCAGGCCCAACGATCACCACCGTTCAAGCGTGCGGCCGCGATTTGGGTTTTCAGGTCGCTGGCCGGGACGCCCAGCAGCGCATCCAGATCGCTGTCGGTGTTGAGGGCGATCAATTTGCCGGTGTTTTTCGGGCCGGGACCGATGAACAGAAAATAGCGCTCGATCTCAGTCACGGCGCCTTGGCCCAGATTGAGATTGTTAACGCTGACTTTGCCAAGTGCCATGCTGTGCCTCGTTAGCGGGGTGAATTAAGGATTTGTTGGAAGACCTGGTTAACCAGCTCGCGGGTTTCGCTGCCGGTCTCCACGCCGAGGAACTGGCGTTTGGGCAGGGTGATGTCCCAGCTTTGCGCGCCTGATGACTCGGTCTTTTCATCGTTCAAAATGCGGATCAGCAGGCCGGCCTTGGCGTAGTTCACATGCTCTTGAATCCATGCCACTGACGGCCTGACCAGCGCCTTTTTGCCCTTCTGACGGACACGAAAGCCCAGCCGGCGCAGGCGTTTGGCCTGTTTATCGGTGCAAGCAATGCCGGGCGGGACGTTGTTCCAGCGGCGCATCTGTGCAGCGGTACGCCGCTCGCTGACGCCGTTGTGCTGCTGCGCGGCAACCCAGCGGGTCAACGCGTTTTTCCAGCCCAGCTCAGCTTCGTCCGAACTGACACGGGTGACCTGCAGCAGCTTGGCCAGGCCGGCTTCCATCTTCTTTTTGCCCTTGGCACTGCCCTTGCGCTCCGCGAAGGGGGTGCCGTCCACGTTCTTCTGTTCACGGACCC